TACAGGTGGCCGCATGACCTTTTTTGAGTGCTTACCCATAATGCTGTTATCCATAAATTGCATAGGTTTATCGTATTGGATTAGTAAATTAAGCTCACGAATAAGCGACCTGGAACGCGCCTTAAAACTAAAGGAGTGGATTGAAGCGATTAGCAATGGCGAGTCACCTAGTGACCTAGCATATATGCAAGAACGGGGCTTTTTGAAATGAACGGAAAGTTATTAAAAGAAGACATATTGGCATTATTTTTTTATCTTACAGAAATTGATGTAGATGCCTGTGTTATGACTATCGAATCAGATATAGAAAAGCATGGGAAGTTCGGCCAAGGCTACCTAATGGCCGTGAAACAATGTCGTGAAACATTAAAAAAAATTATAGAGGATGTGAATGATCGATAAAGCCACAAAATATAAGGCCGTAGGGTGTGCTAATAAATCGCTACATTTTATTAAGCAGCTCAAAAAACATGCGCAAATTGGTGAAGGATTTACACAGGAACGCGCAGCTTATGGACTAATGTTAATTGAGGCATACATCAACGGACAATTTTTAACCGAAGTTCAGGAGTTTACAGGTAATGAATGACGCTATTGCAGAATGGTACAGGGCTACAAAAAAGATGATTAAGCAGGTAACAGACGATTGCAAGGGCGATGTAGAGCCAGTCCAGCACTTAATTAATGACTGGAATGAAGCCCTTGAAACTATGGAAGCAGCTTGCCCAGGGATTAAGGAAAAATACGAGAGTAGGTTAGCCATAGAGCAATCATTTACAGGTGAACAAATAGACCATATTTGCTACATGATTGGCGAATGGTACATCGAATGGAAAGATAAAATGTGGGTCGATGGCAAGCCAAATCAACACCGCTTAGGGATTGCTAAAGAGAAGCTAAAAACCATGATTTGCGGGGATTAAATGAGTAAATATTTATGCCTATGCGGCACAACTTACAAGACAAAAAAGGCGGCAAATAAGCACACCGCATTATTCAAAGATGCTGATGAGCTGACCAGAAATTACCACGTCATGATTAAGAAAAACTTACATGGCAGGTTTATAGACTTCATGATTAACACGCGACCATACTGGAAATTTACGGGAATATTAGTTATCTATTTCACAGTAATAAACCATTTTGGAATACATCCTACTTTATGGGAAGGTCTCGCAATAGGCTGCGGGATAGGGCTTGCAATTGACTAATGGATTATATATGACATGGCTTACGGATGAGCGTTACACCTGGAGAAAAGAACTAGAGTTGGGAATATGGTACGAGCCAGATATACTGACTCAGTATCGATTGTTTAGAGATTCCGATCTCTGGCGCGCTACTCGCCAAGTAGAGAAGCTTTGCGAATATATATTACACTTAGAAGGAGCTAAAACCATGTCAGAAACAATCACTGTCCTATGCGATGCGTGCCAATCAGATATCAGCAAATCAGAATATTACCCTCATTACAGGTTGCGTTTAACCCAAGAGTTACGCCAAATATTACCTGGAGCAGAACAAAAAGACATTCAACCCGAACTAGAAGACAATAAGAACTTTTGTAATCTAGCATGTCTTAAAAACTGGTCAAACAAAGAATAGGGTTCACATGACATACAAAACGTCTCACTTTGTATTGGGCGAACATGAGCCTGACACAGAGCCTCAACGTTCTTTGTCTGAAATTGTATTTATGGTTAAGGCGCGTCTATCTGATGCGCTTGAAAACCCTGATACAGGATTAGTCGAAGTTCATCCAAAAACATTAATTTCAATGGTGGTATCAAATATCCTGGTAAATTTATTAGTTACCGCAATTGGAAGCAACGACCTAAAGTTACGAATGAAGATGGCAAAGGAGTGCTTGGAAGAGGTTCAATCGATGAGCTTGCATCTATGGACAGCACTAGAGACAAACAAGGCCGATAATACAACGGCGCACTAATTGGAGCAAATAGCATGGTTACATGTAATATACCTGATAATTTTAAACCAAAGATATGCCTTAACGAGGACAAATTGACCGTGCTATTAAAGTCCAATTTGGCTTCACACTACAATAAATCATTGAACCAAGAGCTTATAGACACGCTAACAAAGCAGATTATTGAATCTATTGATTTTTTCTTGAACAGCGTAGTTGATTAATTTCGTGGATGCTGATTTCAATTAGAGGATTTTACGGTTACTATATCTAGGAAGTTTTAGAGGCTTCCTGCCTCACTACTTTTTTATTATTTGAGTCATTTGAATTGCTCACCGCCAAGTTAGTTAATTCAAACATTACCACCGCGAAGAACAAAAGTTTTGGCCTCGGGCTTTTGTTAATGGGTTACGCATCCCTTCGCGTTTGTGCCACACTAACCAGGGCGATTATACTATGAACCACCATTTAAATACAAACATTGCAGTCGATTATGATGTAAATATTGCGTTATTTCTCGACTCAGTGAAGTTCTGGACTTTCAACAACCTTGCCAACAAGCGGAATGTGCATGATGGATTCTGCTGGACGTACAATACTCTCGAAGCTTTTCAAGTCACCTTTCCATTCTGGACGAAACGACAACTAGAAACAATCATTAGCAACGCAGTTAAAGCGGGGCTTATCATGAAAGGCAATTACAACAAGAACCGCTATGACCGTACATGCTGGTACGCTTTAACGTATAAAGCATACGACTATTTCCCAGAATTGAAAGCACCTGTATTTGCTGAAACCCTGTATTTATCGATTTCCCCAAAATGTGAAATGAATTTCACGGACTGGGGAAATCTATTTCTCGGAATTGTGACACCTATACCAGATACTAAACCAGATACTAAACCATCTATAAACACTATAGGCACATCTGACGATGTACCCCAGGATGAAGATAAGTCGCTTATTCTTTCGCCTAAACCTAAAAAACAAAAACCCGAATCATTCGGCATTGAAGCACTGCTTAGCGACAATCCACATGGAATAGACCAGCAACACCTTGAAGATTGGATTAAGGTTAGGAAATCCAAACGAGCAGCCATTACCAAGACTACATGGAATAAAATAAATCGTACCCTTGAGATAATCGAACGCGAAGCCCAAGTAAAGCCAAGGGATGCTTTTGAAACAATGGTTGCAAGCGGATGGCAATCAATCGAGCTTAAGTATTTCTTAGGGAAAACCGCACCTGCTCCAAAAACACAATGGGATATTAGCTCTGTGTTGAGTGCCTAATCATGGAAAAACACATATCAAAGCTTATACCAAATGCGGACAGCTTAACGGGACTTGGTGGATTTGATGATGAACCCCAGCCGTTAAACCAGAAAGCCGTTGAAATTGTAAACAAGATATTCGTATTTTTTTACGGAACTTGCAGGGGATTTGAAAAGCAATTCCAAGACCCGAACAAGCTTAAGATTGAAAAAGCGCAATGGTTTAGAGCATTCACAGACGAAAACTTTACAGACATGCGCCGTATTAACCTGGGTATTAAAAAATGCCGCTTAGAATCGCCCATTAATACACCGACCATAGGCCAGTTTATGGCATGGTGTACACCAACACCAGGCGACTTAGGATTACTGAGCAAGGAACAAGCCTTTAACCGGAGTGCTGAATTTATCCGTGATGGCAATCTCAAAGATTTATCAGACGAACAGAATATGCTACTTGAACATTCTATTCGCGAATCTGATCGCTATTTCATGCGCAACAACCCAATGACCAAAACACAACCTGTCTTCTATCGAAACTATGAAATAGCATTGCGTGATTTCATGACTGGGAAGTTACAGCCAATACCGAAAGGATTAGAAGATAAGCACGAGGAAACCCAAGAGCTACAAAAGCAGCAAGAAATCAAAAAGGACTTTGATAACCTTAAAGGCTATGAGCAATGTATGCCTGAAATAAGAAAAATGTTAGAGATGAACGCCGATGGAACTACAAATACCCCTGTTAAGCGACGATGATTGTAAGCAAATAATCACCAAGCTTTGTAAGAAACTTTGTGTACGTCCTCAGTTGGTTGTTACTAGGCTACTGAGTGAGGATGATAAAAACGATATGCGCAATGGGGATTTACCTATTGAATCTTTGGAATGTCATATCAAAGTATGGGTAGATAATGGAATGCCTGATTACGCACATGGTAAAACTGAACCCTATCATGATGAACAAAAACGTATTAAACGTGAAAAACCTTTTAATACCTTGGAAGAAAAACAAGAAGGGCTAACATATCGAAAGCCCTTCATACCCTACGCAGATTAGTTTAATGCAAACTGCTGTAGCTTTAAGAGAACTATATTGCCGTCTGTATCTGCAATAGTGTTTCTACGCTTACCACGGAGTATATTCACGGTAAGTTTATTATCGATTGTGGCTACATTGACTTTGCAGTCTTTGTTTTTCTCAATGATAGCCCATAGCACAGCCATTATCTTTGTGATTAAGTCCATTTTAACCTTCTCCGTTTTCTAATAAGTCGATATGACCTATTACTGCAAATCGTGCCTCTTGTTCAGCATCAAAGAAATCCTCTGATTCAATCTCGCCATTATCATAGGGCGGACATCCTGTCCCGTAAATAATGTAATACCAACCGAAATCAATATCATACTCAATGATGTACTCATAACAACTGTATTTTTCTCTGCTCACTATGCGGCTTCCTCATCACGGTACAATTCATACTCATAATCGCACCGCTCATCATAGGCGCGTTCACACTCTTCACATAATCCACAGTGGCCGTGACATTCGTTCTCGTCACCATGCCAACCGTCCATCATTCCTTGATAGCTCATGCTGCAACCTCCATGCTTAGTTCACAATAGCTTTTGAATTTAGGTATCATTGCTACCAGCTCTTCAATGCTCTTGCTCGATTTATGAATTAATCCATCAACCCATATGCGGTATTCTATTGACTCATCACCACTGCAAGTATGACACCAGATTGACACATCTATATTTGCAGCTTTACCGATATTAACGCGAACCCAGTTAGCAAATTCACGTAATAAATTTAAGTTATCGTTTATCATGGTTATATCCTCTGTCTATGGTTAAATTAATTATCTTTGGTTAGATTTTTTATCCCGCGACCCGCGTATTCGCGGTAAGTCGCGGTAAATTACTCTTAAATCACTCTGGCCAAACTACAGTTTTAAGGAACTCGTAATTTTCTTTAAAACAATCAATCAAATACTCTTGCTCGGCTGAATCGTCTTCTACATTCTCATATCGTGTAACTAACTGTGCTGCGTGATTTTTGAACCCTGTTGTATCACCTAAAGCTAAATCTAAACGGCACTCATACTCATCACCGCTTGTGAATAGCACCTTAACTTTAGTCTTGTAATAGCCGTAATATTGTTGGTTAGCTGGAACACCTACCGCTTTGTGTTTTGCTGCTGCTAATGCTTTAGCTTCGAATTTCTTAAACGGTATCAGTTCATTGTCTTTAAACTTGCCCGACTCGCTCCAATACACATGAACCCATACAGGTATTGCTACTTTACTCACATCAACAGTCATTTCACTCATAATCGGCTCTCTCTGGTTAGATACACAAATCTGCTTCCAAGTACCCATTATGTATACTTCGCACTACTAAGTCAAGCACTATATTCAAATATTTATGTTTTGGACTTTATGGGTTTTCTTTACTATGCTAGTATCATTGAAAATCAAAGGCTAAGGACAGGCTAATGCTGTGTTATAGATGCGGTGGTACAGGGAAATACTTAGGAAATGGAATGATGACGACCAAGTGTACTATTTGCGATGAGTCGGGACATGTAAAGACCGAGGCAGCCGAAGAAAAGCCGCCTATCGATAGAAAATCACAATCTTATCAAAAAGCCATACGTGAAATAATGGCTCTCAATCCTAGTATATCCAGACCCGAAGCCGTTAAGATGTTTGAAGAGGCATATAATAAACCTTAAGGTGAATTATGACAGGGAAGAAGAAGGCGCAGGATGTGCCGAAAGTCAAAAAGCCAATAGGCAGACCAACAAAATATACAAAAGAGATTGGGCAGCAAATTTGCGATGCTGTTGCTTCCTCTGAGTTAGGGTTGATTCACTTGGTAAATGCTAATCCTCACTGGCCGGATAGAGCGACTATTTACATGTGGAGAAGAAAACACCCAGAGTTTCGCGACAATTACACGCAAGCCAAGGAAGACCAAACCGAGGTTTGCGTAGAATATATGCAAGAAATGATGAACGAGCCGCATAAATATGTGGATGAAGAAACAGGCTACACGAGATTAGATGTACCAATGTTGCGTTTAAAGATGGACGCCATTAAATGGCAAGCCTCAAAGCTTAAGCCGAAGAAATACGGTGATGCGAAGATTGAAGACGCCAGCAACGTTTTACATGAGGATGTTTTAAAGCGCAAAGACGAATTAGATGAGAGGAATAAAAAGGAGTTTTAGCGGGTTGTATAGCTCATTGCCAAAGGCGGTAAAGGAGTATCAGGGTTCGTTACGGCGTCCCCAGCTTAGCGCGCGTGCCTCCATCACGTTATTAACTAGCAGCCCTCTAGTGCGTAAAATGGGCAATAGCGCAAAGGCCGTTTCATGTCTTTCCGGCTGGACTCCATACAGCGCGCGATGTGGAGAAGCGCAATTGTTCTCAAACTATCAGCCCTATAGTTGCGTGAATGGGCAATTAATAAGGAAATGTTATGACATTTGAGTATTGGTTAAAGAAATACGGGAAAAAAGACTTAGCTATTGCTGATTTACTTAAAGACTATGAAGCTATTTGTAGACAAGAAAAGGCGTGGAGCAGTACAAAACCTAAGTTAACACTTGAACATTTACAGAATTATGATGCGTGTGATGATGCTATTAATACATATCATAGAGCAAGGGCATTATATGCCAATGATATCTTATCTACCAATGGTAGAAAAAGCTGAGTAACCGCTCTGCGCGCACTCGGAGCAAACACCTTATAGGAAGGGTGCCAGACTGTAAATCTGTGGCCGGCTAGTTCCGTGTTGGTTCGACTCCAACTTGCTCCACCATATAAGGGATGATATGAGCTTACAAGAATGGATAGATAACGGATTTGTTAAGGTAGCCGAAAAGCTGCCAAATCTTGTTCATACCGAACCCGCGAGTTTTGCGTGTGGTTTTAATACAGGGTACAAGCAAGCGTTGCTTGAACTAGACAGATTTTTGACGGAAGAGGCTACCGAGTGAGTAATCAACCGTGGGAATGTCCGAGATGTGGACGGATGAACGCCCCATTTAACCCCACTTGTTTTTGTTCAAGAACCTATGAGGGATTTATTGCGAAGGGTGCAGTAACACCGCTTATTAGGCATCAATTTACGCAAGGGACTGGATGGGTTGCGACCTGTGAAGACTGCCGCGAGATGCTCAACGGTTTAACGAAACATGTATGTAAGGTGTCGATGTGATTGTAAGTGAAAAGCAAATCATCCAGCTAATGCAAATAGCTCATACTTATCAAAATGCGTTAGAGACATTGTATAAGTTCGATCAAACGCTATTAAGTGGTTGCGGACTACATAACAAGGTTGAAATAGCCAAATTACTGATGACGATTGCCAATCAGCAATCAACTGAACTAAAGGTCATTGAATGAGCTACTTAGATAAAACATTCTGCGCAAGTCCTCGATGTAACAATGATTGCGGAAGGCGTATGACAGACGAACAAAGAGAGCAATTAAGCTACTCACAAGCTCAGTATGTGAGCTATGGATATTTTTGTGGGGAAGATGAAAGGCCAGTAACAAGGCTTAAAGCCGTACATATGAAAAATATGTCTCAAGCTGAGTTCAAAGCAATGTACGCGCAGGAACCAGAACCAGCAGATGAAAGACATAAATAAAATGCGCCTAGGCGTGTTGCGTGAGATTAAAAACGTTCATAAGTTCTTTGATAATATGGAGCGCAGCGTTAAGACCAAGAACCCAGAGGCGATACAGCGAGCCTATATGTTTCTGGTTCACATGGTAAGAGAGATGAACGAGGGGTTTTTATGCCCTGATAGTATTGCGCTTGATGTAGAGCTAGCAAGAGCATTACAAGAACATGATGAATTATTCTCCGTTAGCTCAGTGGTAGAGCAGTAGACTGTTAATCTATTGGTCGGTGGTTCAAGTCCATCACGGAGAGCCAGAGCATAGCGGGATATTTCAGAGGTAGAATGATGGTCTCATAAGCCATCGGTCATTGGTTCGATTCCAATTCCCGCTACCAGAACTTAACACGGCTAGCACGTGGTAAGAGGGTTGACCGACTAACCCATAGTGAGTAATGGCGTGTTAACTTATGCCTTCGGTATGCAAGAAGCGGCATTAATAGAGCTTGGAGCGGGTGAGAACCCCGCATAATTTGGTTGATTTTAATAAGGAAGTTAAAATGAGCTTGGATTTATTATTAGGCAGTGTAAGTGAGCATCAGCGAAGGATTGTACAAGCATTATTAGACAATCCAGGCGGGTTATTATCGCATGAATTGGCAGAACAAACGGGTGTAAGCAACAAAAGCGAGACCATGAAGCCCGCTTTACGCGCATGGCTCAGGCGTTGCGGCAAAGAATTGACTATAGAGCGTGAGAATAATTGCTTTAGATGGTCTTTGCAACCTTATGAAGAACCATTAACTAACGAAGAAGGGTTTTAAAATTGGAACGAATAGAAATTAATGGAGAAGAATTGACCCGTATCATGGGCAATATGGATGACGAAGGGCGAAGGATATTTGAGAAGTTATTGCTTATCGTTGCGTCTAAATCACCCCTAAAATCAATTAATGACTGGCTTAGTAAGTTCGAGGATGATTGCCCCGTTGATAATTTGATAGCCCGCTTAGTGGTTCAGGTAATCCATAATGTAGGAGGCAAGATTTGGGAAGCTATGGACGAATCAAAAGAGAAAGGCGAGGAACATTTTACAGGCCATCAAGCGGCTATGATTGCCATTGATGAGGTGAGAAAGATTGCTGATGACTTTGACAGGGTAACGGGTGAGCAGTGCAAGCATTGTGAGGCTCAGACCGAACATTAAATGAGAAATAGATGAAACAATGTAATAATTGCGACACTGAAAAGGATTATTCAGAGTTTAATCGAAATAAATTAAAGAAAGATGGATTGCAGACTTATTGTAGGCCATGTGCTCAAAAGTTCAACAACGATAATTACCGTAATAGTCCTGTAAGGCGAGCAAAGCTTCGGGCTAGAGATAAGAAAGAAACTGAAAAAAGCTATCAAATGATTTTTAGGCATAAGAGGCTAGTTGGTTGTCGTAAATGTGGTGAAAGAGAACCTGTAGCATTGGACTATCATCATATAGAACCAAAACTAAAAGATATGCCTGTTAGTAGAATGGTATGTTTTTCTCATAAAAGATTGAAGGCAGAAATTAGAAAATGTGTTGTTATCTGTTCTAATTGTCATAGAAAGTTACATGCGGGGCTAATTACTTTGTAACTCAGGTTCGAGTCCTGTTAGCCCTGCCAATTAACGTAAATAAGGATGGAATAATGAATAAATTAGTACTTGGCACACTTCTTGCAGCATCATTAACAGCTAACGCAAGTCAACCGATGTGGACATTTACCCCATTAACTCCAACGACTGCGACTATATCAGCAGGTGAACAGCTCGTTATTCAATACCTCGTAACCAATCAAGCCAAATCCACTAAATCCCTAAGCATGAACCCAATTCAAGGCATAACCCAAACGGTTGCTAATGGCGCGTGTGCTAATCCATTCAATTTAGGCGCAGGGCAAGCGTGTAAGCTCGATTTGCTAGTGGTTGGTAGTCAACTATCAGGCAATATTGTTGGTGGCCCTGTGGTGTGTAATTCCGCCTTGCAGTGCTATCAATCTTCTCAAGCGAATAGCTTAAACATCATCAAGAAGTGATTTGAATGAAAGAACGTATAGGCAAGATGACAGAGCGTGAAGATGAGCTGCTTAACGCGATGGTAGATGCTATGGACGAGTTCATAAAAAAGCATGGGCAAATTGACCGTACCGAGCTTATGGCGGTGTACAGTTTCTTTGCCCGTGTTTTGTTCACTGTACAAACACCTATCAAAGATGTAGACGATCAGTGTGTCGAGATTGAGGCATTCTGTGACTTCTTGAAGGGTGTCGCACGTAAGGCAATAACATGATTTGGATTAGCGTTAAAGAAAGATTACCGCGCAAATTGCAAAAGGTTCTGTTCCACTGGGTAACACATGGACACTTGCGAAATATATCAATGGGCTATATGTGCGCCGAGGGTTGGAACATCTATTTGCCCTATCACTCATTCGGGCTTAGGGGTGATATTTGCCCCGTTACCCATTGGGCAGAGCTGCCAGAGTTTCCAGAATATGATATACCACCTGATTTTAATGCGAATGTAGCACGCCTGTTTAAAGACGAGTGCGAGCATGAAAATCTGGATATGGAACCTGGCTATCAATGCGAGGACTGCAAGCAGTATGTAAGGATGGACTAATGAACATCAAAGAGAAGCTAGAGGCACTTGTAGTCCAGACCGAAAAGAACAACGTTTTAGTGCGTAAGCGTGCGGAGTCGGTCAAAGAATTAAAACTCGCTTTGGATGGTTGCGAGTCGGAACTAAAAGCCGTCAAGGCTCGACATAACCGAGAGTGCTATTTTACCCGTGATGCTATAGTCCAAGTAAAAGAGCAGCTTAAAGAGGCTATTAAAGAGCGAGACCATTACGCGCTTAAGCTCCAAGAGGTCGAGGAAAGCTTTGATTTAGTCTATGATTCATTCAAAGACAGGTTAAACCGACATTACTATACCTTACAAAAAGCGTTTAATGAGTTTGTGAAATCTAAATCGACTGAAAACGTGAAGATTGCAGGGCTTGAGGCGTCATTACAAGCCGTTAACATGCGTATGAATGAGCTTGAGCAGAAAATGCTGGACATGTTTTTTACAGAAAAGTAGTACAAACCAATGAATAAGGATTATTCATGGCAGCAGAGGACAAGGAGCAGCTCGCCTCGGAGTTACGGGGCAGCTTGTTAGAGTTTACAAAGTACTTTTACCCATTGCTTACTGGTCGACAGTTTATTGTTTCTCAACCAGTGGGAAGGGAATCGCATCACATAACTATTGCAAGGTCATTGAGCCAAGCATCACGCCTTGAGATACCCGATCATCGTTTATTGATTAACGTCAGTCCTGGTTCTGGAAAGTCTACCTTATTAGCAATGTGGGTTGCGTGGACAATGGCTAAATTCCCTGATTCACGCTTCCTGTACATCTCCTATTCAAAAGTTCTAGCGGCTAAACACACTGAAACCATAAAGCGTATTATGCAATTAGCACATTATGTATACTTATTTGACGTGAGGATTAGACATGACTCAAAAGCGCGAGAATATTTCCAAACCACTGCTGGAGGGGCTGTGGCTGCTTTCGGAAGTGGAGGAGCTATTACGGGACAAGATGCTGGATTGCCAGGACTGGCCAGATTTACAGGCGCAGTCATTATCGATGATGCTCATAAACCGGATGAAGTCCACTCTGACACGATTAGACAATCTGTTATCGACAATTACCGAGAAACCATCCAACAAAGAGCAAGGGGAATAAATGTCCCCTACATATTCATAGGTCAGCGTTTACATGAAGACGATTTAGCAGCGTACCTAATCGCGGGAAAAGATGGTTATAACTGGCACACAGTCATACTTAAATCAATTGACGAGGCCGGAAATGCCCTATATCCAGAGGTTAACCCGCTCGAATCACTCCTTATCAAACAAGAACGCGACCCTTATGTATTTAGCTCGCAGTACCAGCAAGAGCCAATACCCGCAGGTGGTGCGCTATTTAAACCTGAATGGTTCGTCATGCTTGAAGATGAGCCGGACATATTGTACAGCTTTATTACAAGCGATACAGCCGAGACCTCGAAAAGCTATAATGATGCGACTGTGTTTAGCTTTTGGGGCATTTATGAGATAGAGTCCTACGGTGTAAAAACAGGTCAGTATGGGCTACACTGGATAGATACGCTAGAGTGTCGAATTGAGCCTAAAGACCTAAAAGATACGTTCCTGGATTTTTGGCAGCAATGTATGCGTTACAAGAAGCCGCCACAGATGGTAGCTATTGAGAAGAAATCGACAGGCGGTACACTATTGAGCTTGTTGGATGAGATACGGACTATCAAGCTCATGGATATACCACGCACAAGAGAGCAGGGCAATAAAACGAAACGATTCTTAGAGGCTCAACCCTATTTAGCAGAAAGAAGAGTGTCATTCCCAGCCTTCGGACGTCATGTTAAGGTATGTATAGACCATATGAGCAAAATAACTGCGAACGAAACGCATCGTTGGGATGACATTGCGGACACGGCGGCCGATGCGATAAAAATAGCTTTAATAGATAAAACAATTATATCATCACAGGTAAATGCGGTGGATTATACGAGCGTGGCTAAATCATTAATGAGTAACACTAACAAGATAAACAGACTGAAACAAAGTGCTTATACACGATAGTTAATTAATATACAATTAATTATCCAAGGGAAAGGATTTCTCTACAAGGAGCTACAATAATGAAGGATGTAGCAAAACGCTATGCCGATAATCTTGCGCGCATAAAGACTAGAGTACGCAATGCGCATGATTATTTCAAGGACAATTACGACAGGTACAACGAGTTTCGCAGGTTTGTTTTCGACTCTTCCCTAAAGGAGGATGAAATAACCCTATTGATGACTATGAACCGACCGCAATTAGAATTCAACGTACTCGAAGCCTATATTAGCAGACTTTTAGGTGAGTTTTCAAAGCAAGAACCAGATATTGCGGTTAATGCGTTTGATGAAGACCAAGCCGACCCTATCACTATTAAGGTGGTCGAGCAACACTTAAAACACGTCTTCATGGACAATAACAACCAGCACTTGCGCTATGAGGTTTATAAAGACTTGCTGTCTGGTGGTTTCTCCACAATTAAAGTATTTACCGACTACGAACACCCAATGTCGATGAATCAGACGATTAAGATTGAGCGTTGCGAACCTACATTATGTGGGTTTGATAAGCTTGCCAGGTTCAGCCATAAAGGCGATGGACAATTTGCCTTTCAGTTATTCCCTCGTGATTATGACGAGTTTCAAGAAGAGCATCCCGATATTCCCATTAACAAGATGAGCTTTAGACGTGACTTTGCGGGCTTTAATTGGTCGTATCAAAACGCAGACAATAAAATCATTGTGGTTGCAGACTACTACGAGAAGAAAAAGCGCGAGGAAACGATTGTACAGGTGCGTGACATGGGTGTTATGACGATGCGCAAGTATCGCAAAATGCTCGATGAATGGAATGATATCACACAACCACCTGGCACAATGGGTAAATCGCGTAAGACTATGATTGATACTATTGACCGTTACAGGCTCGTAGAAAACCAGGTGATTGAGTTTGAACAAACAGACTTCACCCATTTACCCATTGTCTTTATCGATGGTCACTCATTGATGATTAAGACCCCTAAAAACGGGAACATCCGACAAGTAACGAGGCCATATGTCTACCATGCTAAGGGTGCGCAGCGTCTTAAGAACTATGCGGGTATTGCTCTTGCGAATGAAATCGAGAACACAGTACAGCATAAATTTATGGTTGCGAAGGAAGCTTTACCGAAAGAAGAGGAATTTTTAGATGCTTACAAAAATACTCAAAAAGAGTCGGTCTTGGTTTACAACTCTGTACACGAAAGCAATCCTGAGTTGCCTATTGCTAATCCAATTAGGGAAATACAGCGTGTGCCGTGTCCTCCTGAAATTGCTCAAGCATTTACCGGAGCGGACAGCCTTATACAAAACGTCCTTGGCTCCTACGATGCTAGTCTTGGCATCAACGACAATCAATTGTCTGGTGTTGCAATCGTGGAAGCTGCAAGTCAGTCTAACGCTACTGCAATGCCTTATATTGTTGGTTGCCTGCAAGGTTTCCAACGTGTAGCCGAGATTTACGTTGATTTAATGCCCAAGTATTTTACAACGCCTCGCACACTTCCGATACTTGATGAAAAAGGCAAGCGTCACTTCGTCAAAATCAACCAGCCTAACGGTATGCCGATGGATTTTGATACCAACAGCTTAAATGTAGTCCTAAAAGCAGGGGCAAGCTTCCAAGTCCAGAAAACCCGCACTATTGGGATGGTCAAAGAAATCATGGGCATGTCGCCGCTATTTGGTCAGTTCATGGCAGAAAAAGGCTTAAACTTCATTTTAGACAACATGGAAGGCAAAGGCATCGAGCAGCTTAAAGACCTCACCGAAGAATGGTTGCAAGAGTACCAGAAAGAGAAGCAGCAAGCCCTACAAGCCCAGCAACAAAACCCTGCGGCTATGAAAGCGCAAATGGATATGAAGAAGATGGAAATGCAAGCACAGCAGAACCAGCAGAAAAACATGATCGATATGGCGAAGTTACAGGCAGAACAACAGAAATTACAAGCCAATCTACATCTAGGCAAACAAGATGCGACAGTTGCATTAATTAAGGCACAAACCGAGCGTTTCGCCAAGCAAACAGACCTGGATATTAAGAAATTTGATGTGAGCCATGAGCATTTAAGAAAAGCATTCGAGGCACACCATAAAGTACGACAAGGAGAACATAAGCGTCATGCGTCAACTACTCATTAAGTTAGGTAAGGATTTTGGTAGCGATATGTGGGGTATCTTGCTGGCCAATGAGCACTTCACATTTTCTATCCCATGCCAAGAAGGTTTCGAGCAAACAATGCCTTACCCTGGCGGCGTACTTGGTGAAGACGGTGTAAGACAATTAATTACATTTTTAGAGCAAACACTACTTGAAAAGGAGCGAGACAATGAGCAAAGTAACTTGGAATGATTTGCATAATGCGACACAATCTGAACTCAAGAAAACCTACAAGCTTAATGATAGGCAGCTTGAAACCCAGGTGCGCAAGCATATGGACGGGGCAAACTCTCATCAACGTAGAGATTTCTATGAAACTGTTTATTCGAAAAAAGGTAAAGAGTGATGCCATTGAATAAAGGTGCTAAACCAGGAAGTAAAAAGTTCGGTGAGAACATAGCGGCAGAGGTTAAAGCTGGAAAGCCTAAAAACCAAGCTATTGCCATTGCGTACTCAGAGGCTAAACAATCAAAAAAAAGGAAGAAAAAATGAAGATAAAAGCTAAGGATATAAAGCAGCGTGCCAAGAAAATGGAAAAGCACATGGACGCGAAGCAGGATAAAAAGCTCGTAAAGAAAATGGTTAAAAAGGATTGCATAAAATGACAGAATATAAATCACCTACAGAAGACCTCGAAAAGCGTTTAGACGCAGTATTAGAGACCTTAGAAAAGGCACGGATTGAGTTCGAAGAGGCAACGCAATTGGTGTCAATAGCCCTAACACATATTCATCAACGCCTGGAGGACTTAGAGTCATGGAAAAACGAAAAGGTAAAGTAGCAGATAAAGACCCTTACGACCGTCACGAGGACAAAGTGACCAAGAAAGCGTTTAAATCTGTAGAAAAGTCGGTCAAGCCTGTCGCTAAGGACACCAACAAAACGCGCCGCAAGGAAACAGCAAAGCGTATTGAAGGGCCAACAGTGCCAGCCGTTAAACCTACTGCAAATATACGCAAGGTAATGAAGAAACCTATTAAAACAGGTAAGTAATTTTAATAACTAAACAAGGAGTGTTTATTATGCAAATGTTATTTTCTTATATCGGTGCTCATCTTTTAACTATACTTGAATCGTTATTAGTTCAAGAGGAACCAGCTTTATTAGCTATGATTATAAAAGAGGCGCAATTAATCATCTCTAAAATCGAAGCCCTGATACAGGCTAAATCACCTGCGGCCGCTGCTGCTGTTGACCCTGTATTAGACCTGGTAAACAAAGCAACTGCTGATGCTGCGACCGCTGCGGGAAACGCAGTAGTCCAAGATGCGCAGAAAGCAGCGTAACTGGATTAAAGAAGCAATCAAATGGTATAATGCTTTATTTGGAGGCATTATATGGGAAGGCACGGCACTGGAAAGATAGAAAAAAACTGCGAAGTTTGTCATAAGTCTTTTTCTGGGCGAATTGATAGGCCAAGTAGATTTTGCTCTAAGACATGCTCTAGTTCTGCTAAACCTAGATTATTTTTAAGAATAAAAAAAAATTGCTTGGTTTGTGGTAATGAGTTTGAAGTGAAAAAGTATAGAAAAGAAACGGCTTTATATTGTTCTAATGAGTGCCGAAGAAAAAGAATGCCATTCAAAGATTCTCACATTAATTGGAAGGGTGGTGTTAGTGAAAGACCATATAAAGTTAGAAAGAAAATAAAGCAATTAGTAGAGCTACATGGAAGATGTTCTGATTGTAATGGTAATGACAATTTACAGGGTCATCATATACAGTCTTATTCTGATTTTCCTGAGCTAGGTTGTAATGATGATAATATAGTGATTTTATGTTGTCATTGTCACGCCAAGCGACATCCTAAAATTCAGGAATTTATTCTAAAGGGAGTTAGTAATGGCGGAAAAATGGATTCAAAAAGCGGTAAGTAAACACCCAGGTAAGCTCCACCGAGAGCTTGGCGTACCCGAAGGTAAAAAGATTCCTGAGAAGAAGTTGGCTAAGGCTGCAAAGTCTAAGTCTCCAACCATTAGGAAGGAAGTTGCTTTGGCTAAAACGTTAAAGAAGATGAAAAAATGATTCAAAGTAACATAGACATTGATGGAAATATTATTGTTCCGAAGAGGAAAAAAAAGAAAATCAAAGACCCGTTGGACGACCGGAAGCAGTATACAACGTTCTTTAATTATCAGTTGCGGCAACTCGACTTAGAGCTGGAAAGGAAATTGCCCAATGAGTTTAAAGGCAGTATATTGAGATACAACCACCGGAACACTGGCGGCTTTGGTGTGCTAGACGACAATCTGTATAATCATTACTAACCATCACGATAAGGATATTATCATGGGCTACAAATGCAAAGAAGGTATGATTGATAACCGTATGGTTAAAGACAATCATCAACAAGGTATCGAGCGTGTTCTACAACGTAAAGAAGATAGAAATGACGTTGAAGGACATAACGGAAAAATGGGTAAAGGTGCTAAAGCCGATTGGTCACGCAAAGGTGATTCAATGACCCCACGTAAAGCATAAAACCATTAACTAATAAGGATATTACAATGGGCATACTACAATTGCCTACTCAGGTTCCCGCCCAAGTAGGTGTATTACCAAACATGAAATTCATGGTTTCAACTGATAATCTGGCAACCATTACCGCTGCCGCCTACTTGAACGGTGTAGCCTTGGAGAGTAACCCCATTGCTAATACTGATATTTTGATGGTGCTTTATAATTACAACCTTCAATCAACAGCCGGAACATTTGGGATATTCACAGTTAGCATAACTAACGGTGTCATTACCCTGGTGCAATGGGCTGATTCGGGAAACGTGAATCTTCCGGTGGTGAACGGGAATATAGCGACATTCAACGGGACGACTGGACAGATTACCGATTCGGGCGTTGCTGCTGCTAATGTCATGAAGCTAAACTCTGCAAATGTTATGGCTGCTGGTGGCTCAATCACACTACTAAAAGTAAATGGCACTGAGGCTGCAAACGCGGTTACTACTGCTGCGGGTAATGCTGGGGTGATTACTACTTCGGCGTTAACCACTGCTGGTGGCGCAAGCTATGCTATAACCTGGACTAACTCGCAAATTACTGCTGGCTCTGTAATCCTATTATCAATAATGGGCGGTACTAATACTACTGAAAACATTACATTGAAAGCTGTTGCGGGTGCTGGTACTGCTACATTAACCATCTACAATAATACCGCTGCGACTGCATTAAACGGTACTATTCTGATCGGTTATTCTGTGTTGTAAGACAACATTATGAGCCTGGTTTTTCCCTTCCTTTTCCCAGGCTCATTCTTCTACATTGGCTTAAGATTATCTGCAAACCATAGGTCTAGCTCAGTCTGTTTAAAATAAACGCGTCCATTTAACTTATAGTAGGGAAAGTGCCTATCCTCGTATCTCACTTTTTGAACCCACCTAACTGTTTTCCCATAAAGTGACGCCACTTCTTTTTCATTAATATAACGCTGGCCATTCACTATCATTTGATTGTCCTTAATCATCCGTTTTTATCCTTTCATTATATTTTCTATCCGTACCTGACATCAATAATCCTAAATTACCTTTATTTAACATCTTTTACCTCTCTTTGTCACTTACTACCCAGTTCAATAGAACCACCCTATGTAATCGACTACATTTGGCATGTGGGATGGATGAATATCGCTAAGGACGGCGACCCACACGAGACTCTTGCGTTAATAGAGGAATGATTTTCAGCGTGATGGCGTAATAATCCGAGACCTGTTCGTAAGGCAGAGGTATTACCGTAGCGGGGATAATAGCTAGAAGGAATGTTATGGATAATAGTGTTATGGATAACACGTCTGAATTGAGTCAGACGCCTGTAGAGACTGCGCAACAAACACAAGAACGTTTGTTTAAGCAAGCTGAGTTAAATGAAATTGTAGGACGAGCAAAGCATGACGCCGTTGAAAGCTATAAACGCCAACAACAGCAACAAGCCCCGCAAGCCCCACAGTATCAAGCCCCTCAGAGCAACTTTAAAGCATTGTCGGAAGATGATGTTAAGCGGCTAACTGGTGAAGAGCTAAATAGGTATCGTGAAGAATGGACTCGTGAGAGCCAGGAACGCGCGAATGCCCAGGCAGCAGAGCGCATAGTGAGCAGCTATAAAGAAAAAATCTCTGCTGGTAAAGACAAATATGAAGACTTTGAGGCCGTGACCAATAATGTCGACATGAGATATTACCCTAACGTCGTTCAGCTCCTTGCAGAATACGTGGATAACTCGCATGACGTATTATATGACTTGGCAAAACACCGCATTAAGTTAGGTCAAATAGAGGACTTATGTTCTCGAAATCCTCAAGATGCCATATACGAGATTAAACGCTTGTCTGATTCGATTAAAGCGAATGAGCAGCACTCGAATATGAGCAATGCCAAAGCCCCATTATCACAGCAACGACCTTCTAATACCGGAACGGATTCAGGTAATACTCTGTCGATGCGCGATTTGAAGGCTAAGTATCGCGGGTAATTATCACCCTGAATCCTAACTTAATGGATGAAAGTTAGGAGTACTTAACATGGCTGTTTTCCCGAACAATATTTTACAAACCGTTGTCACATACCAACGGTCTGGTCTTGCGCTATTACAGAACTTATGTTGCCATATTGCAACAGCTAATACAAAATTTAAGGATTTTGACAAAATTCAGGCCAACTTAGGCTCTTCTGTCACCTTCGATTTACCACCTAGAGCTACTACTACTGCTGGTTTGGTTGCGTCATTCCAACCTGCTGTACAACGAGTTCAACAATTAGTGTGCGACCAAGCGAACAACGCATCATTCGCAGTGACTTCACAACAACGTATCTTCAACTTGGAAAAAGGCGAAGAAGATTACATGCGTGTGTTTGGTAAGTCGTTCATTGCGGAACTTGCGGGTGTGGTTGAAAAGAACGTAGCTCTTAACTGGGCATCTGGCGTTCAATCTCAATTACCTGGTACTACTACTCTAAATACCTTCTCTGGCCCATATCGTTATTTCGGTAATGGTTCTACTGCGTTGACCTCTTATCAACAACTGGCTCAAGCTATTATGTTCTTCAAGAACTACGGCTCTGTTGCTGAGGGAATCAAGGTTTACCTTCCTGATACTGTGGTTCCTGCCATCGTAGGTAACGGTCTAAACCAATTCGTACCAAAACGTAACGATGAAATCGCTATGTCTTGGGAAGTTGGGGACTTCGGTACTCCTTTAGTAAGTTACTACCAATCAAACTTAATGCCCATCCACGTATCAGGCGATACTGGCGTGAACGCACAAACTTTGACTGTAGTAAGTACTAACGACCCTACAGGTCAAAACGTCACACAAATCACTGTAAGCGGTGCTACTGCTAGTGATGCTAACGCGGTGTTCTCTGGTGACTTATTTAGTTTCCAAGACGGCGTTGCGGGTCAACCTAACATGCGCTACTTAACCTTCATCGCACACAGCCCATCAGCTAACCAGGTTCAATTCAGGGCTACTGCTAATGCTGCTGCTAACGCTGCTGGTTTAGTAACCATTAACATTTTCCCAGCATTAAATTGGGCAGGTGGTCAAAATCAAAACTTGAACAACCCGATTGCGGCTGGAATGCAAATTCTTGGTCTGCCTTCTCACCGTTGCGGCGGTATCTTGGGTGGTGATGCGTTCTATTTAGCGATGCCTCAGTTACCAGAACAAGACCCCTACGCAACTGCCAATGAGTATGACGAAGATACAGGCGTATCAATGCGATTGACCTACGGTTCTCTGTTCGGTCAAAACCAAACTGGTATGGTCTATGACGAGACACATGGTTCAGTAATCGTACCTGAATACTCCATGCGTTACGTTATTCCTTTGTCACAAGGCTAATTCGGGTGAGCGGCTTTGGCCGCTCTCTAATTCAACGTTTTTTGTAAGGATATAAAGATGCCTACTCCACAAGTACAAAATGACCCAATTTACTCATTACCACATTTATACATTAGTGGTTTGAGTATCTCTGTTGCTTCTACCACGTTGCTAGCAGTAGCACCTGGTCAAGCGCGTGATGCCAATGACAACATTGATATGCCTGTTGGTTTCCCTGATTTACAAGGAAATACCAATCCTGCAATTCAATTCCAAGGGTATATGCCTCCTTTGTTTATTAACTCTGCAATTAACGGAGCTAATGGACTTGATGCGGGAACTATTGCGGCTTCCACTCAATACGCAATCTATTTGATTGGTGACTCTCGCGGTTACAACCAAGTGGCTGCTGTTTTGAGTTTAACCAGCAATCCATTCCCTTTACTGCCTTTTGGTTATGATTCTTATCGTCTGCTTGGCTTTATTGAAACTGATGGTTCGTCTCACTTTGTGTACGCGACTCATGAGCCTCAACAAATGGCAAGTGCTGTGGCTTACTACCTACAACCTCCTGTTTCTGTATTGTCTGGTGGTGCTGCGACTACATTCACTGGCGTTGATTTAAATAGTGCTGTTCCATCTGGCACATTGCCTAACGTGATTGTTGAGCTGTTAGTAACGTTCATCCCAGCAGCAGTTGGCGATACCGTTGTTATCAGACCTACAGGAAGTGCGGCTACTACTGGATTGGTAACAATCACAGGTCTTGTTGCAGGAATTGCGCAATCTCAATACATCCAAGTCATTGCTGGCGTGAATGGTTCAAGCCATGCGTCCATTGACTATGAAGTAACGAGTTCGAGTGATGCTGTATCAATGTCTGTAGTCGGTTGGACTGGCGCACCTCACGTGGCGTACCCAGTTTAATTAACTTAGGAGCGAGTTATTATGGCCTACACAGCAGAACAATTAGTAACTCGTTCCTGGTTTTTATCTGGAATAGTAGCCAGGAATTTACAAGTTCCAACAGGCGATCAGATTTATGATGGCTTGCAAATGCTTAATGATTTGCTCAATTTCAAACAGATAGAAACGGATTTAATCCCCTACTGGACATATATTGAGTTTCCCGCTGTCGGCGGCCAAGAGTTCTATTTTCTTCCTTATGTAGCAGCAATTGAGTCCGCCACTTTTAATATTGGTGTCGTTCGTTATCCAATGGACACAACGTCACGCCGCATGTATTACGGCTCTTCACGTGTAGATGATATTTCTACACTGCCGTTTAACTGGAATTACAACCGCGCATTGGGCGGTGGCAATCTGGCATTGTATTTTAAGCCTGAGTCTGCTTATCCCATGAAGTTAATGGTCAAACTATTTTTGGTTGATGTGACCTTGCAAACAGACCTAACGGACGTAACAAGTACATTCCTTGACCCATTAGACCCATTAGCACCACCAAATTACACGCCTTACACATTCATTAATAACAATGTCCAAGGCTACGACACCTCATACATCGAGTACCTACGCTACGCATTAGCGCAATACATGTGCTCGGAGTACGGTGTTTTATTTAATCCAGAATCAGAAAAGATTCTAACCAGTTACAAACGCAAACTAATGTACGTTTCTCCGCCAGACCTCACGGTTATAAAAACATCAATCCTATGCGCTGAAAATGCAGGTGGCGTGAACTGGGGTGACGTTAACATCGGCAGGGGCTGGCGACCTTCTTAAGGGGTTAGTTATGGAGCCGAACCTTATAGACCATGAGGTCAGACTTAGGCAGCTAGAAAAATTATTAGAGCATTACGATCAGAAATACAAAGATAACGAGGCGAAGTTAAGCGGCCAATATACATGGATAATCGGTACTGTTGTCACATCCATAAGCGCATTACTGCTTCATTTAACCAAATTAATATAGGGACAGTAGATGGTAGCCCGTGGCCAGAACTTTAAACAGTTTCCATTAAATATTGTAGGCTCAAGCATCTTCGGGCGATACCCCAAGATTAGCATTGAGAAAACTTACAATATGTTCATTTCCGATACTTTTATGGTTCCTTATGCGGGCTATAGTATCGGTATTACGGCTGCTAACTTCCTAAATGCCATTGAAGGGCGTTGCATATTCACAAGTACGAAATTCGGTGAGTTAGTTGTAGTTGAAGGTAATGGGGTATTTTTAGTCCAAATTAACTATTCGCAATCCTCTGAGTCCGTCACATCTTTTCAAGTATTTCGTATTGGCACACTCCAAACAACTACTGGTGTGGTGTACATCTCTGAAAATAATAAGCCGCAGCTTGGTATATCTGATGGCACGGCGTTTTATGTCTATGACCCAAACCCTCCTATGGGTCACGCGACATTTGAAGCCGTTCCTTTGAACTTTACCCCTGGCTACCTGACCTTCCATGATACCTATTTTATCCTGGCAGCGAGCAACGATACATTTTATTCGCCACCTGCCAACAACACCTGGCGTTTATCAGGTCAAAATGACGGCTATACTTGGAACTCAGACAGTGCCAGCATTGGTTTGCTACAAACAAAACCTGACAACGTAAAAGCCGTTGTACGCTTCCCGTCTAAAGGTAATATGATATTTGTGATGGGCAGTATTGTAACCGAAGCCTGGTTTGATACTGGCGCGCAATTATTCCCTTATCAACGCAACAACCAATTTAATATTGACTATGGATGCTTACAACCTGCTACTGTTGCTTATATGGACGAGTTTGTGGTGTGGCTCGCTCAGAACGAGAAATCTGGCCCAATTATTGTATATTCTGATGGGGGAATGCCTAAAAAGATTACTACTGACGGTATTGATTATCTTTTTTCTACCCTGGAAGACCCAGCGGATTCACAAGGATTCCTATATCGCCAAGATGGTCATTTGTTTTACCACATTAATTTTTATAGCGATAATCTATCTCTATTTTACGACTTCACTAATGACAAGTTCTACCATGCTTGCGACCAGAACTTAAATTACTTCATTGCCTCAGAGGTTGCGTTCTTCAACAATCAGTACTATTTCATTACTAAAAACAATGGAAATCTGTTCGTATTTGATACAACGATTACGACTTATGAGGATGTTGATACCAAGAACGACCGAATTATAAATGAAATCCCAAGAATCAGAACGTGTTCTAACACACGCGCCCCTGACCAGGACTACCAGATTATTAATGATTTAGGCTTTACGGTTGAGTCAGGGGAAACAGATTACCAGCAGCAAGATTTGGGTGAAATTATATTAATTACTCAAGCAGGTAATCAATTAATTACACAAGGCTCATTTCTTGGGTTCATTACTCAAAGCGGTAATCAAATTGTTTCTCAAGACGGTATATACCTTACTAGCCAACAAAATGCGGAGGGTTCCACTGCAATTCTAATCGCCCAGCAACGCGCCAATACTGGAACATCAAACCTATCTTTACCACACATTGATTTATCTATATCAACAGACGGTGGCGCAACATTCGGTAATGAATGGGCATACTACCTGCCCGCAATAGGTCATAGAAAAAACCGTGTTATGTGGTGGCAAATTGGAATATCAAATGATTTCGTACCGCAGTTTAAATTCTGGGGATTGGGACGTTTCGTAATTACAGACGGAATTATAAACGCAAGGAGATAAGCGCGATGCCAAGTATGAGTAATTTACAGGCCATATTCCCCGACTTACCAAGGGAATCACCTGTCTTAGATAAGTCCGGTGATTTTAGCCCTTTATGGTCTTTAGGCTTGTCTTCCCTGTTTCAGGCATTGCAAGAAAACTTTAAGAACGAAGGTATTTTGTTCCCGCGATTAACTGCTGCTAATATAGCTAATATACAGGCAATTTATACACCATTAATTGGTGGCCCATTGCCTCAAAATATACCAGATATTAGCGGACAAACGGTATTTGACTATACTAACAAAGTGTCAAAACAATTTGTTATAACGTATGATGGTGCTATGCCGCCGAACATTGTAACGGCGACTTGGCGAACTTTGGCCTATGTATGATTCAAGGATGAATTATGAGCTGGTTAAGCAATTTATTTGGCGGAGGTAAAAACCCCGCAGACGCAGCAATGCCCTATCTTAACCAGATTCCAGGGCAAACGCAGCAATATCAACAACCCTATTTTGACGCGGGTAAGAATCAATTACCTGGACTTCAAGACCAATACAGCAAGCTGATGAATGACCCAGGTGGTCGTATGAATGATATCGGCAAGTCATTTCAAGAGTCCCCAGGATTTAAGTTCGCAATGCAACAGGCAATGCAGGGTGGTAATCACGCAGCGGCAGCCGGTGGTATGGCGGGAAGTCCTCAGCACGAACAGCAAAACATGCAAATGGCAACCGACCTTGGCAACCAGGAATACAATAACTGGATGGACAAAGCATTAGGTATGTATGGCCAGGGACTAAACGGCTCGCAAGGGATGGCGAATCAAGGACAGCAAGCAGGTCAAAGCATGTCCGATACTATTGCCCAAACCCTAGCGCAACAAGGTAACTTAGCATTTCAAGGGCAGCGACAAAAGAACCAGAACCAAAATGACTTATTCGGCGGCGCATTTAATGCCGCTGGGTCTTTGGCTGGATTTAACCCTTGGGGCATGTTCGGCAACATTTAAGGGGCTAACTAATGTCATTTACATTCACAAATTACGCTGGTATTGAGCCTCAGCACTCGCCTTATAACGATTTGATCGGAAAGTTATTAGGTGGTTATACCGATATGACTAAAGCAAAGTTTTTAAAGCCAGGTCTTGAAGAAGAATTGAAGAAAAATAAACTCTTCAATGAATATTATGGCAAAGATATGGAGTCTAAAATTGGCCTACGTGGTGCGCAAACTGGTGAAGCGAGTGCTCGTACAGGTCTTTTAGGTGAGCAGACAAAAGGTGCTCGCATAGAAAATCAATACATGCCTGAAAAGATGAAAGCTCAGATTGCCGAAGCACAAGCCGGAGCACAGAAAGCACGCTTATTACAAATGATTCGTGAGCAGCTTATGGGCGGTGGTGGTCAAATGAATGGCGGCCAAGGTCAACCAGGTGGGCAAATGGGCGGTCAACAAGGACAGCCAGCACCACAACCAGGTCAAGGCGGTGGTATGTTTCCTCAAGGGCAACAAATGCAACAGCCCCAGCAAGAGCAACCACAACAACCCCAAAATCAGGGGATGGATTATGCCAAAGCCGCAACTGCAATGCAACTTTTAGGATTAGGTAAGCCGCACGTAGTTGATGCTAACGGTAAATACATGGCAATTACTCCATTCGGAAATATCGATACGGGCGTACATGGTTTATCTGAACAAGGCAAAGAATTAAGCAAACAAGATGCTAGAAAAATTTCAGCACTTGAAGATATTGTTTTAAGCAGTTCTAGCAAGCTTGATACATTTAAAGAATTAAATGGCATGTTAGGCAGTGATGAATTTGAAGCTATGCGTAGAAATCCAGCATTAGGACAACATGAACTTGGATGGTACGCGAAATTCGGAACTAAAGCACAACAAGATATGGTCGGTAAAGCACAAACCTATATGGGCAACATCATCAAGGATAGTGCGAAAGATTTTGCCGGACAATTCAGAGTAGGGGAACAGGCATTACTTAACAACATGAAGCCTAACCCTGGTGACAGCTTAGACATGATGAAAGGTAAGGCTGAGGCGTTGACCTTTTTAACTACCATGCTTAGTAAACGTGCTGAGCTTGAAGCTGATTACATGCGTAATTCTGGCCTTAGTCCACTGCAGGCGAAAATTGCGGCTGATAAGATGCTCGATCCAATAGCTCTTAAGCAAGAGATACGCACTATATTACATCCAGCGAAGAAGGTAGAAATTACCCCTGATCAGGCATTAGCAGAATTACAAAGACGACAAGCAGCGGGGCAACAATAATGGCTGATATCGATTTCTCAAAATACTCTAATGAAGAGCTGATGAAGATTGCTCAAGGTGCTCAAGCGCAAAAACCTTCGGCTCAACCACAGCAAGAAGAAGAACCAGGCTTTTTGAAATCAGCCCTACAAGGCTATGGACATTATGCCAAAGGAGTCTTGAAAGGTGGTGGCCAAGCTCTGGGGGATATGGGGGCATCAGCAATTAATTGGCCGATTTCCGGCATTGAAAAATTGTCTGGTCATAAGTTGCCTCATGTTCCTCATCCGCATTTATTAGATAAAGAATCTGATTCATTAGGTGAGTCTATTGGACGGACTATAGGACAGGTTGGAGCAGGATTTGCGCTACCTGGTGGGGTTGGTATGAAAGCCGCACAACTCGCTGGAAAAGGATATCAAGCTTTGCGTGCTGGCAAACAATTGCCTCTTATTGGCAAATTATTGGCTGGTGGTGCTGGTGGTGCTTTGGAAGGAGCAGCAGCAAATGAAGAGAATCGCGGCCTTGGTGGTGCTATTGGTTCTATCGCAGGAACCGCTGGCTATGCGTTGCCAGCAGCGTACAACTTTGCTAAATCACTTGGCTCTAAGAGCATAGCTAAAAATATTCAAGAAGAAGTAGGGCGACTTGGCCAGCACTTCAATGAACGGTTCACAAGTCATTTACAAGCTGGTGAAAAGGGCGGAGCAAACAAGTTTCTCAAAGCCGAAAAAGGCAATATTAAATTATTGAAGAAGGCCGGAGAAGGAAAACTTGCTTACGGATTGGAAAAGTTTAATGAGGCTCCGACACTTTCTAACGCTCACAAAGCACAGAGTGATTTAAATAAAATCGTGTCCAAGTACTCACGTTCTAAAGAAGGAAGCCTTGAAGCTGATGTATATTCAGAGGCATTGAAGCTTAAAAATAGGTTACTCAAAAAGATTTCAGAAAGTTTTGAGAAAGCCGGAGTCAAAGAACATGGCGCAGGATATCAGCAATCGCGTGTTGATTATGCCAATGAAGTAGCCCCGTACCTTGATAGCCCAGTGATTAACGGGTTGCTTGGTAAAAATAAACGTGGCGTTCAGACTGTACGACCTAAAGAATTTGCTGATAAATTATTGCAAGAAGAAGAATTTCTCGCACAAGCAGGAAATAAACACCCTGACTTATTAAGGCGTGAGAAGTACAATAAAATTAAGAAAAATAAATTAGCTCAAGGGGCGGCATTAGGGGCTGGCACACTTGCCACAGGATTTTTGCCCTATGAAATAAGAAAGCTATTAGGCACACATTAGATGTTTTATATTTAATCATTTGATGATAATATGCGCATTTTATATGGGAAATATAATGTTACCAGCAGGATTTATGATTGTAGTATTAATAGCTTTTATAATAGGATTTAATTCAGAGGATTAATTAAGTAGTCAATTGCTGATTTTAAATAATCTGGGTTATCAAAAAACATTCCAATGCCAGAATTGCATCGTTGGCATAATAATCCACGGATTATTTTTGTTTCATGACAATGGTCAACAGAAAGTCTTTTTGGAGAGCCATCCGTTTTGGTTCCTAGTGCCGATTCAGGTTTTTTACATATAGCACATGCGTGATTTTGTTTTGCAATAAGAAGTTCATATCCATTGATATTTAAACCAAATCTTCTTTTTAAATGAGAGCGATTTTTATGATATTCCTTAGTGCTATTTTCGACTCTGCATAGATTACAATAAGGAGAAGTTAATTCCCATTGATATGGCTTGAAGTCGGATTTAGGTTTTATGATACAGCAACGTGAACATCTTCGCTCTATAATGTCACTTGAGACGGTTTTATACCGATATTTAGAAGATTTTTCATTGTTGCATTTTTTACATACAATTTCATTGCGTGGTGGCTTTCTTCTATAAACTTCATTTTCTGTAAGATTGCCATGAATTTTACAAGTTTTAACTATCTCTGACATAATCACTCATCCGGTGTCATCATTGTAATTACAAAACCGGGCGATGATGAATCGCTTTTCGCCTCGCGAAGGCTAGGTTTTGCGGTGTATATTATACCAGAGTTAGGCTACAATGATAGCAATATAGAGAAAGGACTTCCTATGCCTATTAATACAGATTTACTGATTGCAGCAGCAATCCTTCAAGATAGCTTCGTTGATAAAGACGGCACACCTATGGCTGGTGGGACGGTGACTTGTTACCAAGATAACAGCCGAACCACGCTAAAGAACTGGTATTATCAGTCTGGATTACCTGGCGCGTATACCTATGTGCGACTACCTAACCCACTGACGTTAAGTGCTGCTGGCACTATTTGCGACATTAACGGGGTAGATACTATCCCGTTTTTCTATCCTTATAGCGAGTTAGACCAAAATACTAAACAGCCTTATTACATCACGATTGTTAATTATGCTAAAACGAACCAAATAACTCGTCAAAACTTCCCATTTATCGTAGCCGAGGAAGATGCTGCGGGACAAGGCTCGCATGAAAATTACATTATCAATAATGGATTTTGGCGTAATGTTGGCTCTGTAGCGGCGACCGGAACAGTGGGTACTGCCTTTAGTGCCACAATCTGCCCAAGTCAACATGATGGTTTTAGATTGCCAGACATGACGTTCTTTAAGAACACTGGCGGCGGTATGGACACCATTACATTCAATAAGTTTCCATTAACCATTAACCCTATATTGACTGATGATATTACCCCTGAGTTTTATATCAATCACACCTGTACCAATGCGGTTACGGGCGAGCTGCAAAAAGCCTATTTCTTCCCTATATCATTGCATGTTAATACGTTGGTATCGGTGGGTTTTAGCTTCACATTACAAGCACAAAATCTAGGTGGCACAGCCCCAGGGCAAGACACTATTAACGCTTACATTTATCAAGATACCGGAACAGGGACAACGGCTCCGACACCATTTGCGATTGGCTCAATTACAGCTAATAGCAGTTGGGATAAGTACACGTTTAACAGCATATTCCCCTCTACAAATGGCTTAACATTAAGCCAGGGTGGCGATGATGCGCTTTATCTCGTATTACAAATGCCTTTGAACATTGCGTGCTCGCTAAACTTTACACGGCCATCAATTTACTTAACTAATGATGTGCCAATGAATAGCTTTGAGACTTACGATCAGGTTGATGCGGTTATTAATAGCCCTAGAACGGGTGATATTAGAACGTCAATGAATGCGTTCTCACCCTGGGGATGGGTTCCTGCTAATGATGGGACAATCGGCAATACAGGGTCGGGTGCTACAACTCGCGCCAATACAGATACTTGGCAGCTTTATAATTTACTTTGGTCAGCAGTATCGCAAACTTGGGCACCTGTCACAGGCGGTCGCGGTGCTAATGCTTACGCAGATTTTACAGCAAATAAGCCAATGGCTTTACCAAAAGCGTTAGGTAGAGCAATAGCTACAGCGGGTTCCGGTGCTGGATTAACACCTACTGTATTAGGGCAAGCAACAGGTGCCGAAGCTAACAGCGTGACATTAGTTCCTGCAAATTTGCCGCCTCACTCACACACTTATGTATATACAACAGTGGGTTCTGGTTTTGGATTTGGATTTGCATCCGGTACGAATTTACAAAATCCGACGGGGGCAACTGGAAATGGGCCAGGAACATCAACACCGTTCTCTGTACCTGCTCTTGGGCCGTCACTCTATGTTAATGTATTTTTTAAGCTTTGATGTAATAATGGGTACAAATAGGTCGCCACGGTAAACATGATGTTGGAACGTGTCGAAAATTTAAGTTTTTTTAAACATAAGGATTGTGTTTATGGCTATATCAACCGAGTTAAACTTTGGGCGGGATGTCCAGGGGTTTAATGCTTATGCTCCACAATTCCCTACTAACGTTTTTACGGCAACACTTGCTACTGGAACCGCTGAAAGCGTAACTGTGCCTAGTAATAAACCGTCATGGATTATGTATGTTCGCGTTCAACCTAACGGCTGGTGCTGGTGTTCTCGCACCGCAACTGCGGCTGTTCCCGCTGGTGGCACATTAGCTGCTGCCGCATCAGAATTAATTGCAGGAACGATTGAATATAAACGAACCGTATATGCTGGGGATGTAATTAGCTTCATTACGCCAAATACAACTTGTGACATTGAAGTCGCATTTTTTGCAGCTAGTTACCCATAATAATTCGCTAATTTAGAAAAAGGATTTTTAAATGGCTATTGAGGAAATGTTCACATCATTGCCCGCGGTATCGAACTCTACCATGTCCGATATCATATGCGCGATACAGGGCTATGTCAGCTCGTCTAATTTAGGTCTGTCCACGCAACAAACGCTGGGGCAGGTGTATCAACTTTTCCAATCTGGCTTAATCCAGTTTAATGCTGGGAACCCGAATGGCGCAGTCGCAGGGACGGCTTATTCATTCTGCTGGGACACGGTTGACGGTATCTTATGGGTTTGTACGACTACCGGAACCGCAACGACCGCAGTTTGGACTCAATCAGTGACGCTTACAGCGGGTGCTGGGATTGCAATTGACCAATCTGGCAGCCAAATCATAATTAGCTCAGCATCGTTTGCCGCTAATTTTATCCCTGTTATGACCACTAGCCAGCAAATGGTTATCGATACAACCTATCAGGCCGATAATATATCGCTAGTCACCTTAACGTTACCCCTAACAGCACCTCTTGGAAGTATTATCAGGGTGACGGGTTTAGCTGCTGGCGGATGGACTATTGCGCAAAATGCAGGTCAGCAAATCATTGTCGGTAATGTATCGTCAAGTATCGGGGTAGCGGGAAGTGTTTCTTCTACGAGTCAGCACGATGGGATAGAGTTAATCTGCTCGGTAGCCAATACTACCTGGCAAACTATTGTCGGCCCACAAGGAATGTTGTCAATTATTTAAGGATGAATAATGGCTATTATTAACAATGCTATAAACGCCAATGTTAACACGCCCTTACCTGGCTATGCTGGGGGAACAGGGGCTAATAACACAGGCTTGATTTTGACATATCAGGGTAACACCTCATTTCTTGGCCCATTTACTTTTGCAGGTACTTTGGTTGGAAACACAGCGGTTACATTCCCTACATCAGGTACTTTGGCTACGACCTCACAGATTCCGACATTATTTGTGTCCTCTGCTGCGGGAACTGCTAACCAAGTATTGGTTAATGGTACGACTGGTACAGGCCAAACGGGTGCTGTGACTTTAACACTACCTCAAAACATTGGCACAACCAGTTCACCGACATTTGCAAATCCTATATTTACAGCTCCTTTGTTAGGCACACCAACCTCTGGCGTTCTCACGAACTGTACAGGGCTACCACTGACTACTGGCGTTGTTGGAAACCTTCCCGTAACCAACCTAAACAGCGGAACTGCGGCCAGTGTGACCACATTCTGGCGTGGCGATGGTACTTGGGCGGTTCCCAATGCGGGAACGGAAACCATTACAGGTACAGCAAACCAGGTCTTGGCTAATGGTACTGTAGGTACGCCACAAACAGGCGCGGTTACTTTAACACTGCCACAGTCAATTGGTACTACTAGCTCACCAACATTTGCAAGCCCTACATTCACAGGTAATGCAATCTTAGGAACTCCAGCAAGCGGAACATTGACTAACTGCACAGGATTGCCAATTGCCACAGGCGTAAGCGGACTTGGGACAGGCGTTGCAACATTTTTAGCCACACCATCAAGTGCTAATTTAGCCGCAGCGGTTACAGGCTCTACAGGTACAGGCGCACTCGTATTTAACAATGGGCCAACATTAATTGCCCCTGCGTTAGGAACTCCGGCCTCTGTTACCCTTACCAATGCTACGGGTTTACCTTTAGCAACTGGGGTTACTGGTAACTTGCCTGTTACAAACCTTAATTCTGGGACGGCGGCCAGCTCAACTACCTTTTGGCGCGGCGATGGCACATGGGCTACGCCCGCAGGTGGTGGGACGGTCAATACGGGTACGATTAATGACCTGGCTTACTACGCTGCCACAGGAACTGCTGTCTCTCCTTTGGCAACTGCTAACAGCGGCGTTCTTGTAACGAGTAACACTGGCGTTCCAAGTATTAGCACCACATTGCCTAATGGCTTAGCTATGGGTACTCCGGCGTCTCTCGTTCTAACTAATGCGACTCAGTTATCATTAGCCACTGGCGTTGTCGGAAACTTGCCTGTTACTAATTTAAATTCAGGTACCGCAGCGTCTTCAACAACTTTCTGGCGTGGTGATGGTACGTGGGCAACTCCGGCTACATCTGGCTCGGGTACTGTTAACTCTGGAACTGCGAATCAGTTAGCCTGGTACGCAACAACAGGCACCGCAGTAAGTGGATTAACTGACGCAAACAGCGCAGTATTAGTCACTAGTGGCTCAGGGGTTCCAAGTTTAAGCACTACATTGCCAAGCGGTCTTGCAATGGGGACACCTGCGTCATTGACATTAACTAACGCAACTGGATTGCCATTAGCTGGATTGACTGGATTAGGAACAGGCGTTGCCACAGCTCTAGGTGTAAACGTTGGAACTGCTGGCGCATTCGTAGTCAACGGCGGCGCATTAGGCACGCCAAGCTCAGGCGTATTAACGAATGCTACAGGCTTACCGTTAAGTACAGGGGTTACAGGTAATTTACCCGTAACGAACCTAAATAGCGGTACTGCGGCAAGCTCTACTACATTCTGGCGTGGGGACGGTACATGGGCCGCACCTGCTGGCTCAGGTACAGTAAATAGCGGCACAGCAAATCAGCTAGCTTATTATGCGACTACTGGCACTGCTGTTAGTGGATTGACAGGTGCTAATAGCTCCATGCTGGTCACAAGTGCTACTGGCGTACCGTCCATGACCGCATCATTAACCAATGGTCAGCTCATTATAGGCTCTACAGGTGCTACCCCTGTGCCAGGTACATTAAGTGCTGGGTCAGGAATATCAATCGCAAACGGCGCTGGAACAATCACAATCTCTGGTACTGGTTCTGGTATTGGCTGGACTAACGTTACAGGTACTACTCAGGCTGGTGCGGCTGATTCTGGTTATGTTTCCGATAATGCGAGTCTTGTGACGATTACATTACCTGCTACAGCGGCCTTTGGTACTGCGTTTAGTATTATCGGTGCTGGTGCGGGTGGATGGAAGATTGCGCAAAATGCAGGTCAGAACGTACAGGTTGGTAATGTGTCATCTACTGTTGGGGTTACAGGCAGTGTTGCTTCAACCAACCAGTTTGACTCCATTGACTTGTTATGTACTGTGTCTAATACCACATGGACAACATTAGGCGCGCCTCAAGGCTCGGCTCTAACTATCGTTTAAGGATGAAAACATGGCGACAAATAATGGAATAAACACTTTATTAACGAGCAGCCCTACCGCCGGAGGGGCTTCTCTGTGGGACACGAATAAAAATTTATCGGCAAATAATGCCTTACAGGGATTTCTATCTACGGCGCGAAGTAACTCATCAGTTTACACTTTGACTGTTTCCAGTGCTGCGATTCAAGATTATACCGGAACTGGCGGCACAATAACGGGTGACTCGGTAACTATGCCTGTTGTTTCAACACTAGTGAAAGGCATGACCTGGACTATTAGCAATGTCGATACCGTTAACGTATTAAACGTGAATGCCTCTGGTGGAAGCCTTATCTATTCAATACAACCTGGAACCTCAACTACATTTACTTGCGTTACTATCACAGGAACATCACCTACCTCATGGACGGTAGATGTAGGAACAACACCCCAAGGCACTTATTTATTTTTTACACCAACATTAACATTTCAGACCGTAGGTAATTTGTCGGTTGCATATACTACACAGCGTGGAAGGTATTCAATTAACGGGAATATATGTCACTTTTTGCTTTCTGTAGCTGGGACATTAACATGGACTACCTCAAGTGGTCAGTTAAGAATTACAGGATTACCCGCAACGCCTAACTCTGTAGGTAACGGGGATTTTACAGGCATGAACTTAACGAATATATCAGGCTTAGCACTTACCTCTGGGTCGCAAATTCATCCAGTTGTCAGTGAAGGTTTTGCAATTGTATTCTTAAACGTTGTCACGCCTACCTCAAGTTCATCAGCGTTAATGACGACTTCGAGCGTTCCAACAGGGACGGTTTTAAATGTCGGAGTTAGTGGCTGGTTTATGATTTAACAACAACACAAGGAAGAAGTATGAAAGATTTAGTTGAAGCACGTGTAGCACAATTAAAGAAAGACGTAGACAACCAAGCTGCGCAGTATAACTTTGCAGTGGGTCGCCTGGAAGAAGCGCAAACCCTCTTAAATCAAATTAATGAAAAAGAGCACGCGGACGCTAACCCACCTGCTACCCCTGAATACCCAGTTCCAGAAGCCCCACAAAATCCAGCCGATAGCGGTGCAGCCGTAATGGACTAATATCAACTAGCAAAGGATTGCTATGACCGATAACTTAACTCCAGCGGAGCGTTTTAGCTCCGCAGTTTCCATTCTATTACAACACGAAGGCGGTTATACCCATGACCCCGAAGACCACGGCGGCTGCACCAACTTCGGTATTGAACAGCGTGAGTTGGATTTATGTCATGCGCGACTTAACTTGCCCGCAGATGTAAAGCTGCTCACAAAACAAAATGCCGAAGACTACTACAAATCCGAGTGGTGGGACAAGTTTAATTATAACGCCGTAAATTCCCTATATCTGGCAACCAAAATTCTTGACCTGTGCGTGAACGTAGGGGCGTTTGAAGGGACTTTACTTATCCAGCGTGCCGTTAACGCTTGCGGCCATAAAATCGCCGTAGATGGCAAATTTGGCGGTTTAACGATAGGTGCTATAAACGAGATTAGCTTACACAATCGCGAAGAAGATTTAAAATTCGAAATCCAGGACGAGCAAAAATGGTATTATGAGACCATTGTAGACGAACACCCAGACCAAAAAGTCTTTTTAAAAGGCTGGCTGGCGCGTGCCTCGTTCTAAATTTCTAAAATCAGGTGAGCTGTCCGAAGAGGCAATACATAAAGCGGTAATGGATTGGGTGCGATTAAAACCAACCATCAAAAAGCTTGTGATGCATTTTCCGAATGAAGGCAAGAGAACCCCGAGCTTTGGCCGTCTGATGAACGAAATGGGTATGCGTGCTGGTGTCTCTGATTTATTTATCTCTATGGCGCGTCATGGTTATCATGGTGCGTGGATTGAGTTAAAAACTAAGCAGGGTGTCGTTAGTCCCGCTCAGGTCGAGTTTCTTGAGGACATGAGGCAGCAGGGTTACTACACTGTAATCTGCCGCTCAATTGAGGATGCTATTGCGGTTATTGATAGGTACTGCTTTGAATGATATGATGGTTTGTGGTATTCCAAAAAGCACTCCAGTGGCAACTTAGATATCTCTACCGGCGAAAGTAATTGATATCTAGGTTGCGTGAGTCGCTTAACAAAAGCCCTGAAGCATTCTGTTATCGACTAAAACATTAAACCGGCCAAAGTTGATGTGTTCTAGTCGGTGCTCGCTCTTTAAAAAGGCACTTCGCTATCATCAAACTCAAACTCTTTAGCATCTTTTTGAGCTTTTTCTTGACTCTGTTTTGACTCTTCGGCTTTTTTCTTACCGCCTGGCAGGAATTTTAAATCATTTGCGGTCACTGAGTACATATATTGACCTGCGCGGTCGCCTTCCTCGACTTTACGATTATTAATCTCTCCGCGCACATATAATACATCACCTACATGGACATACTTAGCCGAGATTTCAGCAAGTTTACTAAAGCAATTAATATTGTGCCATGTGGTACGTTCTTGCTTTTGGCCGCTAGAGTCCTTGTATTTAGTGCTTGTAGCCAGAGAAATGACGGTTAAGTCACCTCCATTTTTCAGCACTTTCACTTCCTTTCGTCCGACATTGCCGACTAAAATTGCTTCATTAATCACTATGCTTTCTCCAACTGTAAGATAAATAATCTCGCCTGGGCGTCTGTTAGGTCGGTTAGCTGATCGACTTTGTAATAACCCAAGGCTTTCTTGATTCGTTCTTGACTGAACCCCTTATTAGCCATCATTGCGACAATCTCGTCTATCTGTTCCTGACTTGCATTAATGTCATCTCGACCCGTATTATGTACTGGCTCTTGGTCAATTACCTCGCCTGTTTCAGCATCTACTACGGCCTCGTTTAATATATTTTTAAGCTTCTCAGTCTGGGTATTGCCACGGATTACATGAAGATTATTTTCTTGCGATTTAATACTCTCCATTTCTTCTTCGCCGTAGGTTCCACCTAGCAAATCCTGGAAACATGCGCGCAAACATTGTGACTCAGCAACCTTTTTAATCATTGTTGCGGGTTTACCAGTCTGGCTATTCCATAAGCTCTTGCCTGTGGAGTATTCTTTCAATTCCGCAAAGACGTATATTGGTCTTGAAGATTTGTGACGTTTGGCAATACAATACGCGCCAACCAAGGCACCCCGATTGACTAACTTATAGGAATGTTTGACCTCGCCATTATGTACCTGAAAGGAATCATTCTCATACACAGCATCACATTGATGATAATCGTACTCGCTATGTGCTTGTGCCGCTTTTCTATAGCCATCTCGGCCGATGAACACTTGAGCAGGTGCGTTATCCTGATACTTGACACACCAGATTTCACGTGTAAACGGGTTAAGCCTGGAAGCTTTGCCGAGTCCTACGAAAAACTTAAACTCCATGTCTGTAAGTTTGGGCGCGAATAGCTTGCGGATTTCATCTAATTTCTGTTGGTCATCCCACATTACTACGTCTGTTGCGTGCTCTACTGCTGATAATTGTTGGTTACTCATTTCTCACCTCTTGCAAATTTGATGCCCTGTATAAATGCGTTTGCTGCGATTCTGGCTTCTTTTTCACTGGCAAACTCGCTTAAGCCAACAAGAAAATCACTATTGGCTCGGATATCGGCTACCCATATATCCTGGGTTTCCCATACGTTAAAATGGTAGTTAATTTTAGGATTACATGAATGTGGAAAGCTCACATCATCAAACCCACATCCACAGGGGATAACCTCATCACTCGTATTAAAATCAAACATCACATAGCCTTAAGTAGAAATGTACGCGCTCCGCGCTTGTTGGCCTTCCATGAGACAATCGGTTTGCCGGACTCATCAGTCAAGCATTCAGCATCTTGCATAAATTGCATGATGTTAAATTTGTACTTGTCCTCGACCTCACTAAGTTGCTTGATTTTAAATCGAGTTTCAGCAAGAGTTGTTAATTGTTCCTTAACCTCGGTGTCAATTGTTTTGGTCTTTTCGGGGTCATGTTTGGGGTACATTAATTTTAAGTCAATTTGGTTTATTGGCTCAGGTGGTGTGCGTGTCTGGACGCATTCCCAGAATTTCTTAGCAGCATCAATTAGCGTAGCTTCAAGTTGTAAATCACGGGTGTATTTAAATTCCCTGTACTGATTTCCACCTATAAGCACCGCAATATACGCGCAATCGGCATTGAGAGTAGCGCAATAATGAGCGACTTGTACAAGATATTGCATGGGAATGGTGTCAGAACCATCTTCACCCCATTCATGAGCCATAAACCCAGAGGAACACTTAACTTCAAGCACAGCATTCCAAGCAGGTATAAACCCGTCAACGTTACCGCGTAGATAATCATGGAAAGGATGAACACAGGTATCAGGCGTTTCGACCACCACGTTATTTCGTTTCGCAAATTCATCGCGTATAATTCCTTCTAAAGCATGACCCCAGTATTGAAATTCGGTCATCTCTTGGCTTGTGTCAACCTCGCCAATCTTTTCTAAATATAACTGATAGGGTGTTTTGTAACTTGATAACCCTAGAATAATAGGCATATCACTGCCGCCGATACCTAATTTGCGCTCTTCTCTTTGCTGTTCTGTAATCATAATAGTCTCGTATTTAGATAATTAAGCACCTTTCTTGTGCGATACCGCCGTCATGGCATTGACACATAATGCGTCATAGGCTATAGTTTGTCAACTGAAATATACAAAAACGAGGCGAAATATGCAGTTTCAAGAAGTCATGGCCTACTACGATTATAAGATGATTAGAATCGCAAAGGCATTACGGGTGACTCGCAAAACTGTAAATTTATGGAAGGAGAAGAACTCCATACCATTTACTAGACAATGCGAGCTACAAATCATTACAGACAATAAATTAATTGCTAACAGAGAGGATGAAAATGACACAGAAAACAACGTACAGCCAGGAACAGCTTGATATAGCCCTATTAAAGAACACTCAAGAGGGTATTTTAAGAGAGATTCATGGTTTAGGTGCCAATATGACCTCTTTAAGTTCCGATTTGAGAAGCGAATTACACTCAATGCGCGATGAAATAAGAAGCCAGGGTCATTGGAATATAGGATTAATCTTAGGTATTTACGCGATGATAGGGGCAGCCGCTTTGGGTAAAGTGTTTGGGGTAATGTAATGACAGGCGATTTCACAGCAGCAGTATTGTTTATATGCGTGGCAGCCGTAGTAATCACATACATAATTTGCAATAGGGATAGATAACATGAGCTGTATTACAGAAATATTGAAGCTAAAGGGTGACAAGGAAGTTTTAGTACCAGATGGCAAGTGGATTGCTGTAGAAGGCGGTGGAACTTACAAAGACCATGAATACCTTATTGTCTTAAACACTAGTGGTCATCGTTGCGGTTATATAGCCATACCTTCCGATCACCCATACAGTCAAACGCCCGAAGAGACACGAGAATTATGCGGTAGACCCTATCAGCATTACGACTATGACAGTCTGAATATTGACGTACATGGCGGCCTTACCTTTATGTCACCTGACCACGGGTTAAAGGATTTGCTACCCATCCCGTGTACTGATATGTGGATAGGGTTTGATTGCGGCCATTACTTAGATAAATGCGATGTGAAAATGTTTAGAAAATATTTTGGTGAAGAAGAGGTAGAGAAAAAACAATCATTTTTTAATGCCATAAACCATGACGACATTGAAACAGGGCAAACCGTAAAAGATTTTAACTATGTTGAACAGCAGTGCCATAACGTAATCGACCAGCTCATACAGGTGGCCGCATGACCTTTTTTGAGTGCTTACCCATAATGCTGTTATCCATAAATTGCATAGGTTTATCGTATTGGATTAGTAAATTAAGCTCACGAATAAGCGACCTGGAACGCGCCTTAAAA